CAACAAGGATATCATAATATTATTGTATATTTAGATATATATGTAGAGTTAGCTGTTGCTAGAGACAAGTGGAGAGAGAAACACGTTGGACGAGGTGTTGGAGCTAATGTTATTGACACGTATTCTAAGAACATGGGTACGGCATATAAAACTTATGCGGCAGAAGGAAAAATGGTAGATGGTTTGGTTGATAGATTAATGTATTTTAAATGGAAACCAAGTGGTGACTCACCAATTAAAGGTGTTTGGAACAAAAAAGAAGATAATAGATATTCTCTTAAACGAAAACTCGCAAAAATAAAACAGAATAAGGGGAAATAAATTGGAATCAATGCAAAAATTTGTTAAAAGTATTGTTCGAGACACCCTTGGTGAAGCGGAAAAACCAAACGTTATAGAAAATGTAATTGGTGTCTATGTTGGTAGATTCCAACCATTTCACGCTGGTCATTTTAACACTTATAATGAAATGGTTAAAAAATTTGGAAAAAAATTTGTTTATATAGCTACATCTAATGTTAGTGGTGGTGATAGACACCCATTTAATTTTAAAGAAAAACAGAAAATTATTAGTAAAATGTATGGTATTAAGAAAGACCACATAGTACAAGAAAAAAATGTATATTCACCAATTAATATTTTATCCAAGTTTGACCCAGAAACAACGGCCGTAGCTGTTGGTATTGGTCAGAAAGATAGTAGTAGACTTGGTGGTAAATATTATAAACCATGGCCAAAAGGTGGAAAAAATATCAAGGGTTTCGAAGATGAGGGCTATATTTATATAGTACCAACCTTTAAGTTAAAAGTTGGTGGTTCTAATATAAGTGGAACTGCAGTTAGGAAGGTTTTAAGTTCACCTGACATTGATGATAGTGCAAAGAAAAAATTATTTAAGGTTATTTTTGGTAAATTTAACAGTAATATGTATGATTTTATAACGAACAGATTAATGTTCGACCACAAAGAAGAAAAAGGTATTTTGTTAACCAAAGAAGTAGTTTCAGATTTTTTCATAGAAAATGATGTAAACAAAATAATAAATGAAGCGTCCACAATCGCTACAACCGTAACTGCAAGGGGAGCTATGACTGGAAATCCATCCGATGACGGCCCAGGAACATTCTATCAGAGTTTTGCAGACTATTATAGAGTATCAAAAGATGCTGTACCTTGGTTTATGCAAAAAACTGGTTGGTCTGTTTTAGAATTTATGGTTAAAGATAAAAGAGATGAGGTTTTAGACCCAGAAATGGATTTCACCATGATTTATAATCCAATTTCATCTGTTACTTTTGGAAGAGCCGGTTCAATACCAGGAGATAAGAAACCAACAAAAAATTATAAAGCAAGATTATCGAGTATAATAGAGAGACTTGGTTGGGAGATTATTAAGTGGATGTGGGTTGATGGTAAGGGTGTACAAATATCACAAAAACCAAATGATGAGTATGGTAGGGGTAAAACAGCGTGGTCATCCGCTACTGGTACTGAAGGTGAACAAGCCGGATTGAAATCTGATGGTGCTTTACCAGTTACGAGACAAGCAAAAGATGATGAAGTTGGACAACTAAATTTAATTGATAAACAGAAACGTTTACACGAGAAATTTGATTTAACAGAAGAAGTAAATCTTTTAGTTGAAGGTGGTGCATATGGTCATTTATCCCACCCATTTGATGATAATAACCTAACATTCAGAGACTTTAAAACAATGATTGTTAATACATTACAAGGTGACCTTAGTAAAGAGAAACCATCTACAGAAAAAACAGATGGACAAAATATAATGATAAGTTGGAAGAATGGAAAACTTATTGCGGCTAGAAACAAAGGACATTTGATGAATAAAGGTGCTAGTGCATTAACTACCGCTGGTATTAGTAAAATGTTCTCTGGAAGAGGTGACTTACATAAAGCTTTCGCCGGAGCGATGGTAGATTTAGAAGATGCTATAAGTAGTCTTAATGATAAACAAAGAGATAAAATTTTTAAAGGTGGTGAACAATTCATGTCTTTAGAAATTATCTACCCAAAAACAGCTAATGTGATTCCATATGAAAAATCATTACTAATATTTCATGGTGTAATTCAATATGATGACAAAGGTAATCCTATTGGTGACTATTCTCAATTTGCTAGAATGTTAACTGGTATGATTAAACAAGTTAATAAAGATGTACAAACTCAATATAAAATAGAGTATCCACCAGTAGTAGAGTTACCAAAAGTAAAAGACTTTTCAAAACGTAAAAAATATTATCTTGGTAAACTAAACTCCTTACAGAAAAAATACAAGTTAAAAGCTAATAATACATTGGGGGATTATCATCAAGCGTTTTGGACAGAATACATCAATAAAGCTTTAAAGAGAACTAAGACTACGTTACCAGAAAGTATGTTCATTAAATTAGTTAAGAGGTGGGCATTCTTTGACAAATCATATAAGATACCACAAATTAAAAAAGATATGAAAGAGTTTCCAAAATTTTTATCATGGGTATTAACTACCGATAAAGAAGACCATAAAGCTATATATAAAGACAACATTACACCGTGGGAAGAATTGTTCTTAGGACTTGGTACAGAAATAATGTTAAATATGACACAATTATTGACTGCTAACCCAGAAAAGGGAGCTCAAAAAATTAAAAAGGATATAGAAGATACTATAAAGGCGGTTCAAGGTACTGGTGATTTGAATTTAATAAAAAAATTAGATACCCAATTAAAAAAATTAAAAGCAATAGGTGGATTCGGTGCTATAACTTCAACAGAAGGTATAACATTTACCTTTAATGGTAAGTTATACAAATACACTGGTACTTTCGCACCAGTTAATCAAATTTTAGGTTTATTAAAATACGTATAGGAGTTATGATGGGAAGAAGTAGGGAAAGTGTAAGAGAAAATAAAGCGATGCAATCAATTTTGCGAGGTGAAACACCAGAGAAAAGAATATTTGTAAGTATGGCTGATAAACCGACAAAGAAAAGGGGTGATATTAAATCACACCTTACAGATATAATGGCAGAAGCACGTGTACCTTGGTTTTGTCCTGATTGTAATAAAGTGATGAAGAGAAAACTTGATGATAAAATGTGGAGAATATATGGTCATTGTTTCAATTGCCAAATTACTATTGAAAATAAATTAAGAATTACTGGTGAATATGATGATTGGGCCGACAAGAAGGTATTAAAAAATCAAAAATCGTATTTATTAGAACAAATACAAAGTATATCAGACTGGAAAGACCAAGATGATATAACTTTTTTAAATCAAACTAATCCAGATGGTTCGGGAGTAACCAAGGAAACTTGGAAGGTTGATAAAAAGAAAAATATGAAAATAGCTAAAGAAGCTATAGATAATTTAAGTGAGTTAGTTTCAAAAATTGACGAAAAGTTAGTTAATTTAGAAAACAAATATTTATAATTAGGAGTTAATGATGCCAATAACAAGTGAGTCTGAACTTAAAACTAAAATTCAAACTATTGCTGCTACTAAAGCGGCATATAGGTCAACAGATATTCAAGCCGATGTAGCAACTATGTTGCGAACAGAAGTTAGTGATTTGGAATCGGCTAGTGTAGCCGATGCTTCGTTGATATCAATGACCAATGGTTATCTTAGTAGAGTAGAAACACACTATTCACAATCAATTAATAAGTTAACTTAATAGGAGAAATTAAATGGGAGCGTATGAACAATCAAGTCATAGTCGTCCTGCGGTAGTAACCAATGCTGGGAAATATAATAGAGTACAAACAGTAGCCGCGACATCAACATTTGAACCAACTGGTTCAAATATGGGTAAAGCGTTTATTGTAGGTACTGGTACAGCGTACAAAATCTATGGTTCTAATGGTGGAACTGTTAGTGGTTCAGATGGTACTGTAGCGGCAGGACACGTAATAGAACTGGGTGTAAAAAAAGTAGAAACTGGTGCTTCAACGGTGGTTTACATACTTAGTTAATGTCACAAACTGATTTTAAAACTTTAGTTAGGTCGGAGTACGTAAAATGTGCTAAAGACCCCGTATACTTCATGAAGAAGTATTGTATGATACAGCACCCAATCAAAGGTAAAATACCATTCCATTTGTGGGATTTCCAAGAAAGGACATTAAAAAACTTTAAAGATAGTAGACTTAGTGTTATTTTAAAGGCTCGTCAACTGGGATTATCAACATTGACTGCTGGATATTCACTTTGGATGATGACATTTCATCAAGATAAGAATATTCTTGTTATCGCCACAAAACAAGACACGGCTAAAAATCTTGTTACTAAAGTAAGAGTAATGCACGCTAATTTACCATCTTGGTTGAGACAAAATTGTGTTGAGGATAATAAACTTTCGCTCAGATATAAAAATGGGTCACAAATTAAAGCTGTAGCTAGTTCAGAAGAAGCTGGTCGTTCAGAAGCTCTATCATTATTAGTACTTGATGAGGCCGCTTTCATTGATAAGATTGATACGATATGGGCAGCCGCTTCACAAACACTATCTACGGGTGGTCAATGTATTGCATTGTCTACACCCAATGGTGTTGGTAATTGGTTCCATAGAACTTGGATGGATGCAGAAGATGGTATAAATGGGTGGAACTTTATAAAGTTACATTGGACAATACATCCCGAAAGAGGTGAAGAGTGGAGAAAGAATCAAGATTTATTATTAGGGCCATCATTGGCAGCCCAAGAGTGTGATTGTAGTTTCATAACATCGGGTCAAACCGTAATTGATGGTCTTATAATAGAAGATTATAGAGAAACTCAAGTAAAAGACCCAATTGAAAAACGAGGATTTGATTCTAATTTGTGGATATGGGAATACCCAGATTATTCTAAGGATTATGTAGTTAGTGCCGATGTTAGTAGAGGAGATGGAACAGACTTTTCAGCGTTTCATGTACTTGATATTGAACAAATGAAACAAGTTGCTGAATATAAAGGTAAAGTTGGAACTAAAGATTTTGGTAATATGTGTGTAAGTATAGCAACAGAATATAATAAAGCTCTATTAATTGTTGAAAACAATAACATTGGTTGGTCAGCGATCCAGACTATAATAGATTCAGAATATCCGAATTTATTTTATACATCGAAAGATTTGGTATATGTTGATACAGCAAAACAAATGACTAATAGGTATAGAAGTGTTGATAGAAATATGGTGCCTGGATTTAGTATGACACAAAAGACAAGACCACTTGTTATTGCTAAATTAGATGAATATTTTAGAGAAAAATCTGTAATGGTACAGTCACAAAGGTTAATTGATGAACTTTTTGTGTTTATATATAAGAATAGTCGAGCTGAAGCTATGACTGGGTATAATGATGACCTTGTTATGAGTTTAGCTATAGGATTATGGGTACGAGATACAGCACTACGATTGAGAGCTGAAGGTGTGGAGTTGACAAAACGTTCATTAGATTATTTTCAATCTCATCAAGCTGTCTATGACAACAACGATAATCAAAACGATTCTTGGAAAATGGACGTACCCAATAGTGATAAAGAAGATTTAACTTGGTTAATAAAATAAGAGGTAAAAAATGGCCGATAAGAGTTTAAGAGGAAGATTAAAAAGATTATTTTCAACCAACGTGATTGTAAGACACGCGGGTGGGAGACAATTAAAAGTAGCTGATACTAATAAGGTACAAGCCGTATCAGATTTAGCTGATAGATACACAAAGTTATATAGTGGTATGGCACCATATGGTTTAGCTAGACAAAAAGCTACATCGGATAGAGGCCAACGAGCCGGCCTATTTTCTGATTACGAATCAATGGATAGTGATTCCATTTTATCATCTGCACTCGATATTTACGCAGATGAATCAACAATGCGGTCTGAATATGGTGATATATTACAGATACGTTCAGAGGATGATAATATTCACGATATATTACATAATCTTTTTTATGATGTAATAAATATCGAGTTTAATCTATGGCCATGGATTCGTAATATGTGTAAGTATGGTGATTTCTTTTTGAAATTGGAGATTGCTGAAAAGTATGGTATTACAAATGTAACACCACTATCGCCTTATATAGTTTCAAGAATAGAAGGAGACGACCCAGTTAATCCACATTATGTAAAGTTTCTTGTTGAAGACGAAGAAAATAAATACTCAACGTCACCAAGTAGACAACTGGAAACAGAATTAGAAAATTACGAAGTTGGACACTTCAGATTATTATCAGATAGTAATATGTTACCTTATGGTAAGTCTATGGTAGAAGGAGCACGTAAAGTTTGGAAACAATTAACTCTTATGGAAGATGCTATGTTAATACATCGTATTATGAGAGCACCAGAAAAACGAGTTTTTAAGATTGACATTGGAAATATTCCACCAAATGAAGTTGATAACTATATGCAACGAATCATTAATAAGATGAAGAAAGCACCAGTTATTGATAAAGATACTGGTGATTATAATTTAAAGTACAATGTTCAAAATATAACCGAAGATTTCTTTTTACCAGTTCGTGGTGGTGATAGTGGTACAGAAATTGATACGGCGGCAGGATTAACATTTGAAGCCGTAGAAGATATTGAATATTTAAGAAATAAAATGTTAGCCGCGTTAAAGATACCTAAAGCTTTCTTGGGATATGAAGATGAAGTTAATGCTAAAGCAACTTTAGCGGCAGAAGATGTGAGATTTGCTCGTACCATTGAACGGATTCAACGAATTGTTGTTAGTGAATTACAAAAGATTGGTATTGTTCATTTATATGCACAAGGGTATGAAGATGCAGACCTTGTTAACTTTGAATTAAAACTCACCAATCCGTCAATGATATATGAACAAGAAAAACTTGAATTGTGGTCTTCTAAAATTGACTTAGCATCTTCTATGAAAGATAATAAGTTATTATCAACAGAATATGTCTATGAAAATATTTTTGGTTTTACTGCACAAGAAAAAAATGATGTAAGAAAACAAATCATTGATGACCAAAAACGAGAATTTAGATATACAGCTATAGCAGATGAAGGAGCCGACCCAGCGGCCCCAGGTGGTTCTGGTGAAGATGAATATGGTGAAGATGATATGTATTCACCACAAAAAACTGATTATTACTTGGATAGGGATAAAAAGAAGAAGAAAAAGGTTAGAAAAGACGAACTTGGCCCAGAAGGTGGAAGTCCAGAAGGTGGCCACGAAGGTGCGGGTAGACCAAAGAGACCAACAAAGTTTGGTAAAGATGGTTCTGCACGAGGTAGAGACCCACTTGGTGCACATGACATGAAAAAGGGTGGTCAATCATTAGCGTTAGCACACTTAGATAGACTCAAAAAGACATTTGGAAAGAGTGAGTTAAAGTTACTTCGTGAAGCTGATTCTTTAGAAGAAGAGTATAAACGTGAAGTTAATGGTACTTTAAATAACGATAAATAAACTTCTTTAATATTTATATTAGAGAAAACTATATAAAACTATGGAGCTTAAAATGGGTTCAACAAAACACTTAAAAATAAAGAATACAGGCATTCTTTTTGAATTATTAACAAGGCAGATTACAGCCGATGTATTGAATGACAAAAAGGATTCTATCGCTATTAAAACTATGAAAAAATATTTTGGCGAACATTCCGAACTTGGAAAGGAATTAGAACTTTATAATGTTTTAATGAACGAAAAATTTAATTCCGAAACACACGCGGAAAAATTAATAGAAGCCGTAGTTAAATCAAGACGAAAATTATCTAACAAACTATTAAAGTTAGAAAAATATAACTTAATAAAAGCTATAAAAGAATCGTATGATATAGTTAATTTCTTTTCATCACGTATACCCAATTATAAAGTTTTTGCGTCTGTATATAAGTTGTTTGATTACACCACAAATCAACATAGGAATGACCCAACCGATGAAGTACGTAACAAGTACGCTATTGTTGAACATATTATAAGTAAACGAGTTGATAGTTCTGTAAAAACAAATAAAATAATCGAAACTTATAAGAAACAAGAAAAAGATTTAAGATTGTTGACATATTCAATGTTAGTTGATAAGTTCAACAATAAATACTCAGATTTAAATGAACAACAAAAGGTGTTACTACAGAAATACATACAAAATATTTCTAATACTAACTCTTTACGTGAGTTTATTAATGAGGAGATTACAAGAATTAATAAAAAATTAAAAAAGAACGTAAAATCTATTGAAGATAAAGTTACTGTAATTAAATTAAAAGAAGCTATAACTTTAACTAAAAATTTGACGAATCATAGAGTTGTTAAGGATAGTGATGTTGTCAATTTGATGAGATATTATGAATTAGTCGAAGAAATTAATAATGTCATTGCAAAAGGATAATTTAGAAGAACTTCGTACTCTTATAAGGGTGATTATAAGAAAAGAATTAAACGAAGCTACAACAACGGGTGAAATTGACGGGGGTGAAGGCCCACCATCAACTCCTTATTGGGTAGCAAACGACAAAGTAAAGAAGAAGAAGAAAACTGGATACGGTGGTGGACATAAAAAACCAACTTTGTTGGGGATGATGTTAGCTATAGACCCAAAGTTAAGAAAAACTTCTTGAATTTTATAATGTCTATGTCGTGGAAAGAAAACGGCCTACACTTTTTACATAGATTACGTAGTTTATCTAATTTGAAAGAGAGATGGGTTGTTGAAAATACTAAAATTAAAGGTCAAGAACCAAGTAAAGTAGAAACTTTACAATTTCTTGATAAGTGGATAAAAATGTTAAATAAAATGAGAGAAGAAATTCTCAAAAGTAGGAGTTAACTCGTGAAACGATTCAAAATATCAGAAGTTCATCGTTGGTTAAATAAACTACCAGAAAATAAATGGAGAAAAATTTATAAGGTAGATGCTAAAAGAGTAGCTCATTTTATTAATCATGGTGGTAATGTAGAATTACCATCCACTTTAAAAAGAAAGTTCGGAGATTCTGGATTTGTTAGAGAAAAAAAACTAGCCAAAGGATTTCTTTTAAATAAAATAGATGAAAAGAAACAAAATGAATCCATTTTTAGAAGTCTCGTAAAGGAATTAATATACGAAGAAATAAAGAAGTTGGATAGAAGTGGTATACTAAAAGAAATTTCTACAGAATCAAGAGAATTACGTTTATACATTGATAATAACGCCGGATTATATAAAACAAGATATATACCTATACTTAAAAACTTATCTAAGTTTAAAAAGAAAGGTAAGTATAAGTCTAAACTAGCTATTAAAGCATTTATGTATTTGATTGATGATGGTGCTAAATTATATGTAAAAGACTTCGGTGGTGATACTAAAACTTTTTCTAAAGAACATAAATTGGAATTAGCTAAAGATTATGCTGAAGAATTTGAGTCACAATACAATAATCAAGAATTTAATTTCATGAAATAGGAGAGCTTAGAATGTCCAAGTCACTTATTATAGATACTATGTTATTTGAAGTATCTAAACAACAAATTAACGAAGCAATGTCCGACAATGATGGGAGGCTTATTGTTAGTGGTGTACTCCAACGAGCTGAATCCAAAAATCAGAATGGTAGAGTGTATCCAAAAGAGATTCTAATGAGAGAAGCTAAAAAATACACCAAAGAATTTATTAAACAAAAACGAGCAATGGGTGAATTAGACCATCCAGAGTCGGCAGTTGTGAATTTAAAAAATGTTTCTCATAATATTAAGGAAATGTGGTGGGAAGGTGATAATTTACTTGGTAAGTGCGAAGTTCTTTCTACACCAGCTGGTAATATATTAAAGGAGTTATTTAAAGCTGGTATAAAACTTGGAATTTCTTCTCGTGGTATGGGGTCTGTTTCAGAAAGTAGTGAAGGTGATACCGTAGAAGTACAAAAAGATTTTGAATTAATAGCATTTGACTTTGTATCAAACCCATCCACACATGGTGCTTTTATGCATCCAATGCACGAAGGAGTTGATAGGGGCAGGAACGATGTTCGAGTAGATGGAACAATATGTGATAAGTGGTGTAAAACCGAATCTCTAATTACAGATATTTTAACTGGGGTTTAAAATGAAAGATAGGAATATGTGGAAGCAGTGGAGAGATTATAGATTAGACAATCACACGGATTTTCCGGGTCTCAACGAGCTTATTAAGGAAGGTGAAGATGAAACTTTAAAGGGTCTGGGTGAAGGAATGTTAGCAGCTGTCCAAAATCTTGTTCCAACATTAACTAACTTTGCTAAAATGTCAGCAATATTTATGAATCCAAAAGACCCGAAGAAATCCCAAGAAGAAAATGAGTTGAGATTACAATCTGCTAGAAATTCATTACAAGACTTACAAGAAAACGCTAAATTATTAGTCCAAAATTATAAATTTATTGTCAAGTATATAGAAAAAGAATACGGGTTTAATGTTGATGGTAAAGAAAGCGAAAAAAAGACAGATGGATAAATTAACAAATAAAACGTTAAAAAAAATTGATAAGGGTCTTGGTGATACTATTGCTAGAGCTATAAAAACTGTATCACGTGGTAAAATTGAAGAATGTGGTGGTTGTACAAAGAGAAAAGAATTTTTAAACAAGGCAGTTCCATATAACCGAGATTAGTATGATTAAATTGAAAGACATATTAAATAAAAAGAACGACAACCCAATACTTGAAGTATTATCTCGTGGTGGTGCTATTGAACTCTTCGGACACGCTAAATATTTGGGTCAAGGTATTAAAGACATGACCAAAGCTTATAAGAAGAAAGATTGGGCTCAGATGGAAGAAGAAGTGGACTATATTGTAACTAAAGCTAAAATGATGGGTGATATAGTAAAACAGAAGAGATACCAAGAATCCGTAAATGAAGCTAAAATAGCACATAGTAAAGGTGGATACGTAGAAGTAGGGAAATGGTATTTACTTAA